CATCGTGCCGTTGTACGAAGCGTAATAACGCTCAACACCAGAACGTTCAGGAATAGGAATACCTGTGTCTTGATCCAGATACCAATTCACGAAAGGCATAAGATGGCTATCACGCCTAGGGTTGCATGTTGCGATAAGTTGGTGCGGACCTTTAGCCTGAGAACGAATACGAGACTCAAGATATCGAATCTGCACGTCTGTGTGGTTCTGAGCCTCGTCAAATACCACTAGAGAGAACTGACCACCGTCGTAGTTGGAGATATCACGGTCTGCACCACAAACTTTAAACTGCACTTGTGCACCAGATGGGAACACAGCGGTCATTTGAGGGTGCGTCTTAAATCTAGCACCAAATTGCTTCCACATCTTCTCAGCTTCTTGATACAATCCACCTGCTTGAGAAAGCTGAGTGCTTGTTTCGCGGATAAAAACTGCGCGGAAGTTTGGATCGTCTTTGTACTTAAGTACCTTGAGTAGTGCTTGGTGAGATTTTCCGCAGCCTGCGCCCATTGTGTTCAGACGAGGGCGCTAACCTCGTCCCGCCGATTTGGCTGCACTGCATCGCTGCAATGTTCAGACTATATCTTCATCCTTTCGGAGTCTCCCGTTTCGGGCCGCTTAGCCCTACGCTTTTCAGCTAGTCGTTGCACGTTCCTATTTATAGGCTTCGCTCAGGATTGTCTCGTTGAGAGTTTCCCTGAATTAGAGAGATGTTTTTACTTGGAGGCAGACAGTTTACCACCAAAAATAATGTAGTCACTTGTACAATCAAGGAAGGCTTTGTGCGTAGGGCTGTCTGGACCCAGCACTGTCTTCTGTTTTTTATTCATAATTCTCCTTTATTTAGGGGCGCCGTGAGTCTCTGCATAAACGATTCCTTGTTCTTCTAATCGCCTCAAACCCTCCTCACGTGCTTGTACTGCAAGCCTTTTGGCCTCTTCGTATCCGTATTTGTTGATACTAAAATTCTTGGTCACAGACCTTCCAGTATGATCTTTATAATATGCAACCCAACTTCCATACCTACCGTGCTTGTTTATCTTAATTTCCAACTTTACTCCAACAATACCGCTCGTGTTATTCTTTTGCATAGAATGATTACGGGCTTGCTCGGCGGTCGTTTCCCATCTGATATTTCCCGGCTGGTAGCCTAGATTATTGTCTTTCCTACCCACCGTCCACGTCGTGTCCTCGCTGGGTTTTTCTCCAATCTCAGCTAAGAAATTTGGGAAGTAGTTGAAATGCGGGTCAACTCCGATGCCTCTTGCGCCATAGTATTCGTAACGCTTGTCATTCTTGTTATAGCAGCGCTTAAACATACTCTTCCAATTTTCGTAGGCAGGGTGCTTACTCATTGCATGAGTTGTGTTTCTCAAAGCGGTGACCTCGGCCTTTAAACAACCGCAGCTTGAAGTATTTCCATATTTGACAGAAGCTCCAATTGCAACCACCTCTGCTCCACAATCACAAGCAAATCGCCAGAGAGTTGCACCCTTGTCGTTCTTGCCCGCTTCTGAAATACCAGTCAGTCTGCCAAATTTCAATCCCGTCAAATTTGATTTCTTACCCATTCTTACCTCCGCCAAAAATTACATTATAGCAGCAGATAAGATTCTTGTCAAATTTGAGCACTTCCAAATATGATAATCTCACTGGGTTTTGTAAACAACAAAAAGCCACACAGCATTCCTGCCGTGCAGCCTCCCTTTAGTATTCGGTGCCACAGCGCTACCCTGCCCGCCTGTGATCTTCAGATGCCAGTACGCACCCCTCTCCACTAATCCGCTTTCGCGGAGTATGCTCGTCGGAGCTAGTCCCTTGAGCAAAACCTTCTAACTTCAGGCGCTTATGTTTTTAACGTGGAGTCACCTATCTGCCACATCTTTCGTTACGAGAATTAGTTGGTTTCCCAACCGATGTCAGCCCTCGTCGGCTTTGGAAACATCGTTGACAACCTCGACAGTAGTACCGCAACCAGCTTCTTCTTTTACAGACTCATCTTTCTTACCGAAGATGTTATCAAAATTATCGTAATAATTCTTCCAACCTGTTCCGCGTGGCCTATCGCCCTTACCGGCGTCAGCATAGAATGTTTTTGTATCATCAGACATATTTTCTCCTTGTGTTCATGTGGGGCGAATTCCACGCCCTCTTAGCTTCTCGTAGAAGCCTCGTCAGCCGCAAGGCTAACAGTCTCTAAGGTAGTAGAGAATGGAGCGGGCTGCGGGGAATGATCCCGCCTCAATAGCTTGGAAGGCTATGGCACAGCCACTATACCAAGCCCGCATGTTTGGTTGCGGTCGCCAGAATCGAACTGGACTGTCAGCTTATGAGGCTGACGTGCTGCCGTTACACTACCCCGCTATTGTTCGTGCTCCGTGTCAACCTTGATCGCAGCACCTTTGGAGCATCTGCGGCAGAGGGTTGCCCTCCGAAGACTTGAGGGAACGTCTTCCCATTTCTATAAATAACCTTCCAGCCGAGCTTTCGCTGTTCTACGGAGGAAGGCCTTTGTACTATGCCCCCTGTAGGATTTGAACCTACGTGTGCTCTCGCAGCTTGATTACAAGTCAAGTCCAATCGACCGCTATGGGAAAGGGGCGGAAACTTTAATTTTAGGAGGTGCTCAATCCACCGAATCTTCCGAGGAGGGGCAGCGTCATCATAGGAGAACACCTTCTAAAACCGCCTCGTGAGAAGCGATTGCCAATTCTGTAAGAGTTAAAGGCATACTCTAAGAAGCCCACAAGTCTAAAAGCACAGTACGTATTCTAGGGGAGGCTATTTCAAGTCCACACTTAAAGGTAGTGACTCACCTGTTTTTCGTTGACAATCTGCACCCGGTTAAGTCGTAGGCCGATGCGTGATTTCCTCAACAAACGTATTATGGCATAAGACAAGATTCTTGTCAACTCTTAGATGCGAAGCAACTAAATACTATTTACCGTGCCCATGTCGATTACAGGAGCATCCCTGAATTCTTCAGAAATGTTGTCAAAATCCAACGCTGGTATATCATCGTCATTCTGGGCTGTAGAGCCAGCGCCAATCAGACCACTTGCCTTCACCTCTAGAAGCAAACGCTTCAACTCGTCGGCATTAACCTCGTTAGCCGTATCTACATAAAACTTCAGCAACTTCTCCGCTGCAATCATACGCACGCGCTCATCTTGGCTGTCCAAACCCTTCTCTAGTGTCTCGATAGCCTTCTTACTAATCTTCTTCAAGCTGCTTACAAGCTTCTTAAGTTCATGATCCTTCTTAAAAATAGCTTGTTGCTTTGTTGGTACAAGTTCACCCATGTGAACACCTCCTTATATTCTTAACTGATAAGAATTGTATCAGTGGTCCCCATTCTTGTCAATTTTAGGGCTTGACAGCAGATCATACTCGGTGTACTATCCACTTCACTTGCTGTTTTGCAAGGATTTCAAGGAGAAGAAAATGATCGTATTCGGACATAACGGTAAGATTGTTGACACTAGCTCTCTGCAACGTACTCGTGAGAGCTTCATTGTTGTAGACGAGGATGGCACGCCATTATGTGGCCGTTTCGCACCAAAGAGTAAACCAAACATGTATGTTGCAAAGATGCAACAACTCAAACAAGAGGATTATGATGCTGAATAATGTGAAAGTGTACTTCCACGAAGAAGGAAAACTCGTGAAATACAATGTAAACCACGTAGAGTCTTACAGTGACGCCATTTCCATTGTTCGCACACAAGTGTTCCGTGCACCAGCCCGTAGGGCGATTATGGCAGTGGTGCAGCGGGGCGCTGGATGACTCTACTAGAGGACATTGTAGAGGAAGCCTCCCGCCAAGAACGAAACATTGCAGACTTTGAAGACCTGAGATTTGCAGAGATTTATGTGGATGACAACACTCCAGTTCGCAAAACACGTAAGATTATTAACCAACAGAAGGAAACTAAATGAGCGAAATCACTGAAACCAACTCCAAAGAAGCTGCTGTAGAACACAAAAGCTTTGTCACACCCAACTTTGAAGAAATCATGGACGAAGCGATCAAGTATGCAGCGTATGGCTGGGTGCGCGATAAAACTCGCCCCCCGTTCTACAACTTCTTTCTATATGAAGTACACATGATTCGTACAGCAGCTACTGTAGCTGCCGCTAAGGCCAATTTGGAAGGTGGTGAAGGTGCTCGTGAACCTATCACCAAAGAGAAGCGTCAGGAAATTATGGCTAATGCTCGTAAAGCTAAGAAAATCAACAAGGACAAGGAGGACACGGATGAAGGTGCAGTTCAGTAATGCTGAAGTAGACGTTTGGAAGCTTCGACAAGGTACTGTTATTAAATACGATTACCACTTTTATCACATCAAAGATATCGCTTGTGTTGACATTTTAGACAACGAATTTATTGCAACTTTATACATCACTTGCGCAGAAATTCAGGAACGGGTCTACTCTAGTGATGTTACATGGCTGGAATCTCATGATTGACAGATAGCAATTCGTAGTATAAGATTGGAATGTCTGACAAATATGTTGGGCATTCCTATTAACGTTTATGAGGATAACTAATGTCCAACAATGCTAAGCGTCTTACACGTAAGCAGAAAACTGGTGAGCAACCTGTTGTAGAAGTGGTTGCTGGTGAGGTTGTTGTTCCTTTGCAACAAAAACAACTTACTATCAAACCTGCTAATCCTCGACAGAAAACACTTCTGCAATACCTGCAAGAAGGTAGGCAAGTTGTTTTTGCTATTGGCTCTGCTGGCACAGGCAAGTCTTTCCTTGCTGCCTATCACGGTTCTGAACAATTGCGAAACAAGAAGATTGATAAGATTTTTCTTGTTCGCGCCAATGTTTCTACAGGCAAGAGCAATGGTGCCCTTCCCGGCACTCTGGAAGAAAAGCTGCTTCCATTCTTCAAACAAACTCTTGAACATCTTGGCAAGTTCATGGGCAAAGGATTCCTCGGCTATTGCCTGACGAGTAAGAAAGTGGAAATGCTGAGTGTGGAGCACATTCGTGGCATGAGTATTGAGAACGCTCTTGTGATCGTGGAGGAAAGTCAGAATCTTACGAAAGAAGAACTTGAAGCCATTCTTACCCGCATTGGAGATGGGTGCCAGCTTGTTCTGACAGGCGACCAAAAGCAGAATGACCTGAAGGGTAAGAGCGGGCTGATGGAGACTATTGGACTAATTGACAATGCTCTTGGCAAGATGCCCGACTATCTTATTGACGAAGACATTCACTGCATGACGCAGAACATTGGTGTGGTAGAGTTTACACCAGAGGATGTTGTAAGGTCTGGTCTGTGCCGAGCATTCGTCAAGATGTATTACTATAACTAAGGAGGAAAGATGTCTGATATTATGAAACTCTTCAAACGTGATGTTGAACCGTTTGAAGTTATGGCTGTACCCCTCAACCAGTGCTACAAGTGCACCATCAATGATGACTTCACTGAAGTTAGCCAATTTGCACAACTGGTTGACTATCTGGACAATGCACAAGAAGGTGATATTGCACACATCAGGTTGTCAACCAACGGAGGTGCACTACACGCCATCATCCCCCTCATCGAAGCTATGCGCAACACTGATGCCTATATTGCCATGCATGTGGAATCCGATACGGCTTCCGCTGGCACCATTCTTATGATGCTTGCTCATGAAGTGTATGTTAACCCTTACACTACGATTATGATTCATACGGCATCTTACGGATTCTATGGTCACTCTGGCAACATGGATGCTAACGTGTCTCACAGCACCAAAGCAATCCATCGTCTTGTTGGTGAAGTGTACGCGGACTTCCTCACTCCTAACGAGATTGTACGTGTGCTGGATGGTAAGGAATTTTATCTTACAGCAGAAGAAGCGATGGACAGGTTTGCAAAGCGTGACGATGCTATCAAGCAGGCCATCGCTGAGAAGCTGAAGCCTGCCAAGAAGCCGCGCACTAAACGTATCAAAGTTGAAGCGCCTGTCCAAGAACAACCTGTAGAATGAACATCGCCTCGCCTAGTGCGGGGCATTTTTATTTGTAGAAAGCGCTTGCATTCTTACGAAAGCTGAGCTACTATAGGTCTGTCAACAAATTTAGGAGGGAATATGAAACACTACAAGCGAGGGTTCCTCAACAAAGGCTCTGGCATGGCAGCTTTTGAAGCAGACATAGAAGGGAGCCAGTATGAAACAGACGGTGAAAAATATATAAGTTCCTACTTCAGCATCACCGATTGCAACCGTAAAATTTCCCTAGACTTCTCTGGAAGCTTGGAAGAAAATCGAGAAAACAATCTGCATAAGCTGAACACCCTAATCGATGAACTTGCTGAATTTCGCACTAAGATGCTTGAATTATATGCGTGGTTAGATGACAAGGAGTCTGAATGAACTCAACATCCATCAGCCTTCTCAACGGAGGCTTCTTCGACTACGAAGCCCCTGAGCGCAGCCGCTACAGTATCGAAGACATTGCTCGTGGACTGTCACACACAGCACGCTTCTCAGGGCAAACCAATCGTGTTTACACCGTGGCACAACACAGTGTCCTAGTGAGCAAGCTCGTTCCTCCAGAACATGCACTAGAAGGACTTCTTCACGATGGTACAGAGGCTTTCCTCTGTGATGTGCCTAGCCCTCTTAAACGCATGCTTCCCGGTTATGTAGAGCTAGAGAAACGGGCTGAAGCTGACATGTGCAAGAGATTTGGCATGAAATTCCCCTTCCATCCAAGCATCAAGGAAGCTGATATTCGTGTCTTTCTTGCTGAGCGTAGGGATATGCAGCCCTGTGTTAAGGAAGTTTGTTATGAGGGTTATGAACCCTATCGTAACAAGATCATTGCATGGGACAGCCATATGAGTTATACTTACTTCATGAGAAGGTTTAAGGAGCTTACGAAATGAACATGCTTAAAGAATTTGTTGTCGATGTCTACTACGGAGCAATGCTGCTGGTTGTTATGATTCTTGTTGATCTTGGGATTATTCCTGATATGGGGGATGTGTGATTTTTGTATTCGGAAGCAACCTAGCAGGTAGGCATGGAAAAGGTGCTGCGTTGTACGCAAGACAACATCATGGTGCTATCTACGGACAGGGCGCTGGTCCACAAGGAAACAGCTACGCTATCCCGACAAAGGACGAAAGAATCAGGACATTGCCGCTAGAAACCATCAAAACTTACGTAGAAGATTTCTTATTCTATGCGGAGAATTCTCCTGATCTTAAGTTTGAAGTTACTAGAATCGGTTGTGGGTTGGCGGGATATAAGGATTGGCAAATCGCACCGATGTTCAGGAAGGCTCCACAAAATTGTTATTTACCGGAAGAGTGGAAGGAATATTTGTGAATATCTACGTAGCAGGATTCTTGCTCGGGTTGATTGTTGGGCAGATGGTTATTTATTGGTATTGTTAAGGAGGGTGTATGAAATACGAAGATATGATGCCGCACCAACAGCGTGTGGTGGATGAGAAAGTGGAGTTGGATGGCAAGATTGGTAAGCTTGATGAGTTTATTGAGAAGTCTCCTATCTTTTGGACTCTTAGTTTTAAAGAGCAAAAGCGGTTGTGCAGGCAATATGATGTAATGTACGAATATAGCGAGATTCTTGGAGATCGTATTGAAGCGTTTGGGGAGATTTAATGAGCAACACATTCGTCGTAAGCGACACCCACTTCGGGCATCACGGTGCAGTGAAATTCCTGACACACTCAGGTGAGAAAATGCGTCCTTGGGACAACATCGAAGAAATGGACGAAGCGCTTGTAGCAAACTGGAACAAAGTGGTGCGTCCTAAAGACAAAGTGATTCATCTTGGAGATGTTGTAATCAATCGTCGTGCTCTGCCAACTCTTGCACGTCTGAATGGCACGAAGATTCTTGTCAAGGGTAATCACGATGTGTTCCGTCTGGAAGAGTACACACCATATTTCAAGGACATCCTTGGTTGTAAGCAACATGATGAATACATTCTTACGCACATTCCTGTGCACGAGAATCAGCTTTACAGGTTCAAGGGAAATATTCATGGGCATATGCACAATGAGTCAGTGACTGTAGAAGTACAAGACGGTAGTTGGTATGGCATGCACACAGAAATCGACAAGCATTATCTTTGTGTGTCTGTAGAGCAGATTGACTACACTCCGATTGCTTGGGAAGAAGTTAAGAAGATTATGGAGGGGCGATGATTAAGCGATATCAAGACTACGAGGCAGGTATTCACGAGCACTTTCTTTGCGACTATGTGAAGTATGAAGATCATCTTGCAATTGTTGAGAAGCTTAAGGCTGATGTAGCACAACTTGAACGAGAGTTGGATGGAGAATACGAGCGTGGGTATGATAATGGGTACAGTGCAGGCAACAAAGTTGGATATTTGCAAGGTTTGATGGGAGAAGACTGACGCTCGCAGGCTCGCTAGGGGAGACTCTGGCGGGCTTTATTTTTGTCTGGATGGACAAAGTTGACAAATAACAATACAGATGATATGATAGTATTTTTAGTGATAAGGATACTATCATGGCTAACTATCGTAAGTTTGACAAAGAAGAAGCAACTCGACTTCGCGCTCAAGAGGGTCTGAGCTACGAAGAAATTTCCACCATTCTTGGTTGTAGCTATGCATGGTGTGCTAAAGAACTCCGAGGTGTAGAACGGGGATCGTACAGCGGCGGTATGGCGCAAGAAGTGAAGCTGAGCACCAAAGCCGAAGCCATCGCAATTCTTGAAGACGCTCTTGCGAAGGTGAGAGAACTGTGAAGGTTGGAGATATTTACAAAAGTAACGAATGGGGAGATGTCGAAATCGTTGACTATGAAAACAGTAAGAATGTAACCATCAAGTTTGTCAATACAGGTAACACCAAGATTGCCATGAAAGACAATATTGAAAAAGGTCTTGTGAAAGACTCTCAGGCCAGAAATGAATATTACCAGAATAAACGGGACGAAGAAAAAGCAAAAAGAGTTGCGGAGGAGAATTATGCGAGGGAACTTCAGCAGAAGTGCATAGAGGCAGAACGCGGCGAGGTTGAAGAACGTAAAGCTGCGAAGTCAAGATGGTTCTTCATAGTCAGAGAACTAAAATGTCATACCGATGCAGATGGAAAGATTTTGGCTGGTACTGTGCATGAAGATATGATCGGGTTCCGGTTCCAAGTAATAACAAAAGTGCATGGGGCACGTTCTTGGAATATCTGGTACTTTGATAGTGGAAATACTTATCAGGTTCCAGAAACTGCCATACTATCAGGTAGAGTCCTAGATAAGAAAAATGAAGATGCATTAGCACTAGACAAGCTCAGACGAAAGACTGAAGCAGTGACTTGGTACGAAGCTAACAGAGAACAGCGCATCAAGAAAGCAAGTGAGTATCAACGGAACAATCCAGAACGTACACGCACAAGAAACAGGAACCGCCGTGCTAGGCGTGATGGTGCAGAAGGAAGCCACACCCTTCAAGAACTTTCTGCGCTACGTCAACAACAAGACAACAAGTGCGCCTGTTGTGGGATTGAACTGGACGACACAGCCCACGTAGATCACAGAATCCCGCTTGCTCGTGGTGGAACCAATTATATCTCAAATCTTCAGTGGCTGTGTGCATTCTGTAATGTCAGTAAGAATGCTTCACTTCCAGACGAATGGCAGGCATACTCTTCCTCTATAATGTTCAAGAAGCGTAGATTAGAACGTCTTTCCAACGAGCACGAAGATTGGAAATCGATTGTGCAGTCCATGCCCCTCCTCGCGGAGTTTTTACTTCCTGTGTGTTCAGAACTCGTGCAACCTCGCGCAGAGACATGCCAGTAGAAGTCATACCAACGATAATTGGTCGCATGTTTGCAGCAAAGATGTCAGCCATCGTCACCTGAGTTTGAATACCCTTTGGGCGGTTTTCTTCCAGAGATTTCTCATTACCGGGCTTCCACTCAGGTTCACGTCGCTTCTTTGCCTGCAAAGCTGCCTTGGTACGAGCACCAATAGCACGACGTTCCGCTTCACTGATAACACAGTGAATATGCAGCATGAGTGGGGTAACGTCTTCACCAAGTTCTGCCACAACAAAGTTAAGCTTAGTCTCCATGAGATTCATAATGAATGCAGCAGAACGCGACAGGCGATCAAGCTTACTCACAATGAGGGTTGCTTTCATCTTGTTAGCCTTCTGGATAGCTGCTTTCAGCACAGGGCGATAGTCCAGCCCATACTTACCACTGACGGATTCTTCTACGATTTCTACCAGTTCGTAGCCATTGGCACGAGCGAAGTTCTCAATTTCTTCACGTTGTGCCTCAAGGCCATTTCGTGCAGATTTTTGACGTTCCGTAGAGACGCGGCAGTATCCAATCAGCTTCTTCATGGTGTGCTCCAAATATCAAATCGATACGTGATTCTACCTTATCTATCAGGCGTTTACAACAAAAATTTTCAGAAAAATTAAAAATTCAAGGTGCATGTGAATCTTTTATATTAGAAATATCTGTTGCAAATATATCTTCGAGGTCGATTTTTCATTTTCTTGAGGGTAAGGTCTGAAAAGTAGACGTAGGCAGTCGCACCATTAAACAGGCCCCGGCAGGAGGGTGATAGTACCCGAACAGGGTGGCGAAATATCTTGAACAGAGGTGTCTAAACTGTGAACGTTCATTCCTAGTTCTTGATCGGCGCCCAAAAGGATACTCTTTTCAGCCTCACATCAGCGCACCGTAAGCATCCCTCCGTCGCACGCTTGCCCTCCTAAGCGTAGTCCTACGCTCCACAATCCCCTCTCCATCGCCTCCTAGGCCCCTTCCTGGCCCTCCTATCTCCATTCTGCGCAGCTTGCCTGTCTCACCCTATCTGAGCCCTCTATCGCGCTGGCCCTCTGCGGCCCTGTGCCCTTTCGCCTGGGTAGGGGCTGTATATGTGCGTACACACTGTAATGGATAGCACTTTGGCAACACATAACTCGTTGGTTATGAATAGTGCTCGTCACGGAATACCCCTCGTTGATGACAAGGGTTTTCGGATTTTGAGTCACAAGTGAGTTTTCGTTTGACAAGAACTATGTGCCGATATTCATAAACAATTGTTTATCGCTGCAAACATATGCTTAGTGCGCTGTATGGGACACGCATAATTGCCGCTGCACAAAAGAAAAGAGCCGCGAAAGCGGCCCCTGGTATCACTCTTCAAACTGTTTCTTCACATGCTCGATAAACTGATGAATGATCTTTTGGCTAGACTTACCTCGTTGCGGATTACCTTTCTTGCCACCAACAGTGTGTTCGTAGAGCCAGAAAGAGCCGTCCGCTTGTTGCACAGCACGCTTGGTGCAAGTGTAGGTGCCACCGTTGTCGAGTCCACGATCATATTGCAGTTCATACACAAGCTTACCTTGTTCGGTGTGGATGCTGTAGTAGTCGTTCATGTTAGGCTCCTTAGTGTGGGTGTGTAATGTGCTGCTCTATGGGTTTTATTATATCCTGTTTTTGCCCTTGTACAGTCCCTTTTCATAAGAATCTTCAAAATAAATAGGAATTCTCGCCATGTAGCATTTTCGCTACATACGATGTTTAGCTTGACTAGAAACCAAAGAGGTGAATGTCAAAGTTTCTTTTAGGAAAGATTCACATTCATCTTGTACACTATCTGTCAAGGAGTATTTCAAAACATTGTCAATCCGACA